TGGATGCCGCGATAGGAAAGAGGCTCGCACGCGAGCAACGAAAGTGGGAACGAGAGCGGGTGGTCGCTGCCCCTGTCGTCGCTGCTGATCCCCGACCAGAGCAGTTTGACTCGACTGAATCCTACGCCGATGCATTGGCGATGAAGAAGGCCGAGCAGCTACTCTACGAACGGGATGTGCAGCGCCAGCAGACAGAAGTTCTCGGTGCTTATCACGACAGGGAAGAAGAGGCGCGGAACAAGTACGATGACTTTGAACAGGTCGCGTACAATCCAAGCCTCAAGATCACGACCGTGATGGCACAGACGATCCAATCGTCGGATATTGGCCCTGATGTAGCCTACTACCTCGGTGCCAACCCGAAAGAAGCAGATCGTATTTCCCGCTTGGCGCCTTATGTGCAAGCCAAAGAGATCGGACGTATCGAGGCCAAACTGGCCTCGGAACCGATGGTCAAAAAGACTTCTAGTGCCCCCGCTCCTTTTACACCTGTCACGCCCAGTGGCAAGGCATCGCCGGCTTACGATACGACTGATCCACGCTCCATCAAGTCGATGAGCACTTCAGAATGGATCGCAGCCGACCGCGCCCGTCAGGTGAAGAAGATGGAAGCACGCCTCCGCTAGCCTAGAATAGTATCTAGGTTTTGACATTGTTTTAAAAGGATATATACCGTGAGCAATTCCATCTTAACAATTGATATGATAACCAGGAAAGCGCTCGAGATACTCGAAAACAACCTGGTTCTTACTCGAAATGTTAATCGTCAATATGATGATTCATTTGCTGTTGAAGGCGCAAAGATCGGCTCCACCCTGCGCATTCGTCTGCCCGACCGTGCTCTGGTGACCGATGGCGCCGCCCTGCAAGTCCAGGACGACAACGAGCAGTACACCACGCTGACGGTCGCAAGCCAGAAGCACATTGGTGTCAACTTCACGTCGGCTGAACTGACCATGCAGTTGGACGACTTCGCGGAACGGGTTCTCAAACCCCGTATCTCGCAGTTGGCCTCCAGCATCGACAACGATGTTGCCAACGCCTACAAGTCAATCTATTCGACTGTCGGCACGCCTGGCACCACGCCGTCCACCTCGCTGGTTTTGCTGCAAGGCAACCAGAAGTTGAATGAGTACGCTGCTCCGATGAACGATCGCTACGCTACGGTTAACCCCGCCGCCAACGCGAACTTGGTTGAAGGCATGAAGGGCTTCTTCAACCCAACCGGCACCATTTCCCGCCAATTTACGGCAGGCATGATGGGCACTGGTGTTCTGGGCTACGACGAAGTCAACATGTCGCAGTCAATTGTGAACCACACCACTGGGTCACGTTCTACGACGGACACGATCCTTGTCAATGGCGCGGTTAGCACTGAGGGCCAGGCAACCATCAGCATTGACGGCGGCACCGGTTCGGCCACGGTCACTGTCGGTGATGTGTTCACTGTTGCCAACGTGTTTAGCGTCAACCCGCAAACCCGCCAGTCTACCGGCAGCTTGCAGCAGTTCGTTGTAACAGCGGCCAACACGGCGTCAAGCGGCGCTTGGACTAGCATTGCGGTTTCACCCGCAATGTACACGTCTGCCAACGCTCTGGCAACAATCAATGCGTTCCCGGCGGATAACGCTGCGGTTACGTTTGTTGGCTCGGCTTCTACGGCGTACCCGCAGAATCTGATCTACCACAAGAACGCGATCACATTCGCTACGGCTGACCTCTTGCTGCCGCAAGGTGTGGACATGGCTTCGCGCCAAGTCCATAACGGCATTTCGCTGCGTATTGTTCGCCAGTACGACATCAACAATGACCGTATGCCTTGTCGTATCGACGTTCTGTACGGGTTCAACGTCATCCGCGCACCTATGGCCGTGCGCCTCTGGGGTTAATCATGAGTTACGTTCTTGGCAATCTGGTTAAACAGGCCGTCATTAGCGTAACCTTGTCGCCTGCTCTCATCGTGCTCAACACGACGGCAGAACAGACGTTCACGGTTAACGGTCTTCTTCCCGGTGACATGGTTCTTGTCAACAAGCCCACGACGCAAGCTGGTTTGGGCATTGTTGGCTCCCGGGTCTCTGCGGCGAACACCCTTGCAATCACGTTCAGCAACAACACGGCGGCGTCTATCACCCCGACTGCGGCCCAAGTTTACTTGGTCCTAGTGTCGCGGCCTGACAGAACCATCACCGATGGCAACATCTAAAGGAAATCATCATGGCTCTCCCTAACTCAGGTGGTGGATACCAATTCACCGATGGCAACACCAACGAAATCATCATGGGCGTTCAAGCAGCGCCCCAGACGGCGACTGCCACGGCGACTCTGACTGCTGCGCAAGTTACTGGCGGCATTTTGGTGGGCAACCCGTCCACCACGGCGGCGTCATACACGCTTCCGACTGCTACCTTGATTGACGCGGTGTTTACCAACTCAAAGGTCAACAGCACGTTTGAGTTGACGATCATCAACTTGGGTACTTCGACCGGGTTGATCACGGTGGTTGTGGGCACCGGCATCACTGCGGTTGGCAACTTGGTTGTTGCTATCACCGGCAGCGCTGCTGGCGTTGGCGGCGCAGCGCAGTTCTTGTTCCGCAAAACGGACACTGCTGCGTACACTGTGTACCGCGTGGCCTAATAGGCCCGCCCCCTACGCTCACAAGGCGTAGGGGGCACAAATTCTAGGGGCGATCTGTGGTAATCTATCTGAAGCACCCTGTACACGGCACCAAGGTCGCAATTGCGGAACTTGAGGCCGAGCAAGATGAGAAGAACGGCTGGGTACGATATACTCCAGGCGAGCCGGTGAACGAGCTTCGCCGCCGCCGCAAGGAGCCTGCTGAATGAGTACCACCGCCGGGGACCAGATCAACGGGGCGCTGCGCCTAATCGGCCAGCTTGCCGAGGGTGAGACGCCATCCGCATCTACGTCGCAGGATGCGCTTACCGCCATGAATCAGATGATTGATTCATGGAGCACCGAACGTCTGGCGGTGTTCAGCACCCAGGATCAGGTGTTCAGCTGGCTTCCTGGTTTTATCAGCCGCACGCTTGGCCCGACTGGCGACTTTGTTGGCAACCGGCCCATCCTGCTGGATGACTCGACCTACTTCAAAGACCCGGCAAACGGCATCTCGTTTGGCATCAAGATCATCAACCAGCAGCAGTACAACGGCATCGCGGTAAAGACTGTGACCAGCACCTATCCACAGGTGATCTGGATCAACATGAACTACCCCGACATTGAGATGTACGTTTACCCGGTGCCTACCAAGGTGCTGGAGTGGCACTTCGTTTCGGTGACTGAGTTGGATCAACCGGCCACGCTGGCGACGGTGTTGTCCTTCCCGCCAGGCTACCTGCGGGCGTTTCGGTACTGCCTAGCGTGTGAGATCGCTGCTGAGTTTGGCGTCGAGCCGTCGCCGCAAGTCTCGCGGATTGCCATGACATCCAAGCGCAACCTGAAGCGGATCAACAACCCGGATGACATCATGTCGCTGCCGTACAGCATCGTAGCTTCTAGACAAAGATATAATATTTTTGCAGGCAATTACTAAGTATGTTTAATCTGCCTGGAGCCGGAAATTAAGACCCCCATCCTGGGCCAGTCATACATTGCCCGCAGCATCAACGCTGCGGACAATCGCATGGTAAACCTCTTCCCAGAAGCCACCCCTGATGGCGGCAAGGAAGCGGGGTTCTTGAACCGCGCCCCAGGATTGGAGTTCCTCCAGACGGTTGGCACTGGGCCTATCCGGGGCTTGTGGGCGCACCAGACCAACGGCACGGACTTCTATGTCGTCTCCGGCATTGAGGTCTACAAGCTCACCAGCACCACGGCAACGCCTGAACTGCTTGGCACTGTGTCGGGTACAGGCCCGGTGTCCATCGCGGACAACGGCGCCACCATATTCTTTGCCTGCAACGGCCCAAGCTACACCTATCATGAGCCAACAGGCTCGTTCGATGCAATCACCAGTCCCGACTTTGCCGGCGCTGTCACTGTCGCGTACATCGATACGCTGTTTGTCTTCAACGAGCCAAACAGTCAGAACTTGTGGTCTGTGGTCACGCAAACCCTGACTACGCCGCCGGTGCAGATATACCCGTTGGTGTTCGACCCTCTGACGGTCGCCCCTGCGGATGGCTCGCCTGACGGTGTGGTGGCGATCAACGTGGATCACCGGCAGCTTTGGGTGTTTGGCACCGACTCGACTGAGGTCTGGTACAACGCTGGGCTTACCGGGTTCCCCCTGACGCCCATCCAAGGCGCGTTCAACGAGATCGGGTGCGTAGCCCCCTACTCGGTTGCCAAGCTCGACAACGCGCTGTTCTGGCTGGGCACCGACGCTCGCGGCCAGGGCATTGTCTACAAGGTGAACGGCTACGCAGGACTGCGCGTCTCCACTCATGCGGTTGAGTACGCTATTGCGCAGTACGGCAACATCTCCGACGCGCTGGCCTACACCTACCAGCAAGAGGGCCACGCCTTCTACGTTTTGAATTTCCCATCGGCCAGCAAGACCTGGGTGTACGACGTAGCGGTGCAAGCCTGGCACGAACGCGCCAGTGGCAACGACAACGAGTTCAGGCACCGGTCGAACTGCCAATGCAACTTCGGCGGCACGATCATCGTCGGCGACTTTGAGAACGGCAACATCTACGCTTTCAATCTTGATGTCTACGCCGACAACAGCGCAACGCAAAAGTGGTTGCGATCTTGGCGGGCGCTGCCGTCTGGGCAGAACAACCTGAAACGCACGGCGCACCACTCGCTACAACTTGACGCCGAGACTGGTGTTGGGCTGAACACAGGCCAAGGGTCTGACCCCCAGGTCATGCTGCGCTGGAGCGATGACGGTGGCCACACTTGGTCGAACGAGCACTGGAAGTCGATGGGTGCTATCGGCCAGTACGGCTACCGCACCATCTGGCGCCGCCTTGGGATGACCGAGAAGATTCGTGACCGGGTGTACGAGGTGTCAGGCACCGACCCGGTAAAGATCGCCATCATGGGCGCTGAGTTGTTCATCACGCCGACCAATGCTTGACCTAACCCAAGTCCCGGCGCCAAGGGTGCCCCTTATCGACGGCAACACTGGGTTGGTGGCGTCGGAGTGGTTCCGGTTCTTCAACGGGTTGTACAGCGTTGTTGGCGCAAACCAGAACATCATCCAGCCCGCCAACGGCGGCACTGGCTTGTCCACCCTCCCCGCCATTGGCCAACTGCTGATTGGCAACGGCACCGGGTACGCGCTCAACACGTTGACGCCAGGCGCCGGTATCAGCGTCACCAACGCCGCCGGTAGCATCACACTGGCCAACACTGGCGTCTTGTCATGGTCTGGCGGCTCGACTGGCCTGACCCCGGCAACAGCAACAGCCGGGGCTGTCACTTTGTCAGGTTTGCTCAACGTCGCAAGCGGCGGCACAGGGCAGAGCACCTACACGAACGGCCAGCTACTGATCGGCAACACCACGGGCAACACGCTGGGCAAGGCAACGTTGACCGCTGGCAGCGGAATCGCGATCACCAACGGCGCTGCGTCGGTTACCATTGCGTCAGACAAAGCGTACGGTTCGTTTTACGACACCACTACCCAGACTGCCGCCGCCCTTACATCTACCGCAATTACGTTCAACTCGACAGATTTATCTTATGATGTATCTATTGGGTCGCCGACATCTAGATTTGTTGTGGCTAGGGCGGGCGTCTACAACATTCAATTTAGCGCAGAAATATCGAATCCTTCTGCCGCAATTGATGACGTAACTATTTGGATTCGGCAGAATGGCGTTGATGTAGCCAATTCAGCCGGCATTGTTGGAACTCCGGCAAAACATGGCGCGGTCAATGGGCACACCATTATCGGGTGGAATTATATTTTGCAAGCGGCGGCTAATGACTATTTTCAGTTGTATTGGGTTACCGATAACGGTACAACTCAAATCTTAACCTACCCAGCATCCGTGGTTGCCCCGATACACCCGCAAGCGCCGTCGATGATTTTAACCGTACAACAGGTATAAATATGCCCGTCAATCTTTCCCCCGCTGCCGGTGCTGCCGCCCAATTCTTCACCGACAACGGCGTCCCTTTGGCTGGCGGTCTGATCTACACCTACGCCGCAGGCACCACCACGCCACAGGCCGCCTACACCAGTTCCACTGGCGGCACGGCCTGGTCAAACCCCATCGTCCTCAACTCCGCTGGCCGCGTGTCAGGCGGTGGCGAGATTTGGTTAACTGAAGGGGCGGCGTACAAGTTTGTGCTCTATGACTCCACCAGCGTCTTGATCGCAACCTACGATCAGATTAGCGGGGTCAATGACCAAACAAATCTATTGGCTTTTGAGGCGCTGCTGGCGGGGTCCACCGGCTCAAGCCTTGTTGGGTTCTTGCAGTCTGGCACAGGAGCCGTTGCCACTACCGTGCAGACCAAACTGCGTGAGACGGTGAGTCCAGAAGATTTTGGTGCCGTTGGGGACGGGTCTACAAACGACACGACAGCATTGCAAAATGCTTTGAATACCGGTAAAACGGTGCGCGGCACCTCAGGGGCGACGTACTACATCAATCCTTTGACGCAAAGCACGGCCCGCCAAATCATTGACATGCGCGGGTGTACGCTCACACTTCGCCCCGCGCAGTCAAGTTATATGCTGTCATTGTCAGGCGCGGGCGCGCAAGTGCTAGGCGGTGTCTGGGACGGTAACAAAGCGGCGGGGCAGACTACGACTAACAGCTATTACGACCATGCGGCAGTTTGTATCTTGGCGGATTACTGTCGGGTTGATAGCATTACAAGTCAAAATAGTGCAGGCATTGGCATCAAAGGCTCGCTCTGCAACTACGCGCTTGTGACCAATAACGAGGTCACCGATTGGAATGTTCAAGGTATTTATATAGAAAGCGTCACAGCAGACGCCTACGGCAATCGCATTGAAAACAATGTGGTCACGGTCAACTTGAACACTGGTGTTGGCATTTACATTACCGGCAGCAACTCCCCGTTTACCTACAAACAAAAGCGTTGGGTTGTTGCAAACAATGTGGTCACTGGACCGGCGACGCCTGCGGTTACAGACTTAGGCATCACTTGCCGTGCAGTAGATGGCGTTGTCTCCGGCAACGTTGTGACGGATTGCGATCTTGGGATTACCCTTGACATTACTTCGAGAACGGCCATTACCGGTAACCGTGTTGAGTTCACCGGCACAGCCCCTACAGGCTATTGTTACGAAATCAATGGGGAAGACAACACCTTTAGCGGCAACATTAGCACAGGTGGAAAATACGGTTATGTGTCGGCGGGGTCTTTGTCGTGCGACGGTAACAACATTACCGGCAATGTTTTTGAACTGCAAACCGTCAACGCTATTTATTTCAATACTACGGTCGGCAGTAATACGGCCAACTATTTGACAATTAGCGGAAACACTTTTAATTTTGCCAGTGCGGGGGCTGCAAGAACTGCAATTTATTTGACTGGGGACTGTCGTTATTCGGTAATCAGCGGAAACAACTTTATCGGGCCTGGCTCTAGTTTTGCGGGCGGTCGCGGTATCTTTTTTGACACTGGTCTTGGTGATTTGCATGTGGCCAGCAACCGGTTTCAAGGGTGGCAAAGACCGCTAAGTTTATATTCTGCTGGCGCATCAACCTACAACAACGTGTTTTTTGTTGGCAATGATTGCTCAAAAGACATGCTGACTGACACGAATTGGATTGGTTTAGAAGGTTCCGCTGCCTATGGAACAGGCGTCAAGCAGATGTGGAACTCGGCGGGGGGCTTCCAAGAAATCAACTACGTCAACCGTGCCACTAACTTGTTGATGATGTGGAACGCCAGTGGAACGCCGGAAGGTGCAATTACTGCTGCTGTTGGTTCTTTGTATATGAACACCGCAGGCGGCGCAGGCACAGTGTTGTACGTCAAACAAGTAGGCACCGGCAACACTGGATGGGGCGCAAAATAAGTCTCCCTACCATCCCTGTACAGCAAGCCCAGATCACCGCCCTAACGGCCCGCATAGCCGCATTGGAAGCCAAATGAAAACTCCAGCTTGGCAGCGCAAGGAAGGCAAGAACCCTGAGGGCGGCTTGAACGCCAAGGGCCGCGCCTCGTACAACGCAGCAAACCCCGGCAAGCCCGGGTTGAAGCCACCGCAGCCCGAGGGTGGAGCGCGCAAGGACTCGTTCTGCGCCAGGATGGGCGGCGTGCCGGGTCCGATGAAGGACGCCAAGGGCGAGCCGACCCGCAAAGCGCTGGCGTTGAAGAAGTGGAAATGCTGACATGATTGAGTTCATGGTCATCGCGTTGCCCCGGTCGGGAACTACCTGGGCATCGAACTGGCTGACCACGGACACGACGCATTGCCTGCACGACCCGCTGTACGAGCACCACTACCGGAACTGGGACTCTATCCCCAGTCGCAAGGTGCTAGGCGTATCCTGCACTGGCGCGTATAATTTTAGCGATTGGGTGCGAAGCCACCCGGCTAGGAAAGTCATCCTGCATCGCAGCCTGATCGAGATAAACAGAAGCCTAGACGCCATAGGCGCGCCAAAGTTGAGCGTGGGCGACGAGCGTAAGCTGGACGCCATCGAAGGGCTGCACGTTGACTGGCAAGACCTGTTCTGCGATCCGGTGGAAATTTACGAGTACTTGGTACAGAAATCGTTCGACGGTGAACGGCACGCGGCGCTTGCTCGCATCGAGATGCAGCCCCAGTTTTCTGGGCTTACGATCAATCGCGGCGTTACGCGGCAACTACTTGACGAATTAAGGAGCATGTAGCATGGGATGGATGGCAGCAGCAGGATCAACACTGTTATCGTTGTATGGCGCAAACAAGCAAGCAGGCGCCGCTACAGACGCGGCCAACATTTCTGCCGCTGCTGCAAGGGAACAGACGCAGCTTCAACGCGACATTTTTAACGAGCAGAAAGCCAATCAGGCACCCTATCTTGCTGCCGGAACAAACGCGCTAGCGCAACTAAGGGAGGGCACTGCGCCTGGGGGTCAGTTCACCAGAAGTTTTGGTAT